ATGAACCGTCTTTACCTAGACGAGTGATAGGTTAGGCGCACTAAGTTGGTGCGTCTTTTTTATTGGAAAAATGGCAAAAGTTATTAACACAGTATCGGACGCGATTAGCTACTTAAACTCGCTTTACGAGAGCGACCAGACCGCCCCCTCTTCTGATGAGGAGGATTACTCCGTATGGTTGTCTCTTTTTAATGTCGCGGTTAACCTTTGGGAGGCCGAAGAAGGAATGTTGTGGAAAGAGTTGTTTGTCAAGTTGGCGGACGCGGCCGATGGAAGCAAGACTACCACCCTTGCTGTTACTTCCTACTCCGTACCCTCGGATTTCAGGTTTCCCGCCAGTGGATATGTCTGGTTGGGAACGGGAACAAACAAAACCGCCTACAAGGTTATTAAACAAGAAAATATACAACTTTATGAAAACAACTCCGAGAACTGGTGCTATTTCTTAATGGATAAAACTCCTACCTTAGAGTTTAACCCGAATATTGCTTCAAGCATTCCCGCGAGTTACACGATTAGTTATAACTACTACAAAAATGCTACCAAATTGGCTTCTAGTAGTGATACTTTTGAAATGTCTGATCCGATGTTCGCAGTTTATTACGCGCTATCGGAACTCAAGAAAGATGAGGGCGATACTTCGGCGGCGGTTATTGCTTCCCAAAAACTTGAGGGAATGAAAACCCGAAACGAAATGCCAACTTGGATTCAGAGTGATAGCGGGATTGAGAACAACGTGGCCGAAGGTTTTGGCGTATGAGATTTGACACTCGTGGAAGAAAAACTACAAAAGAAGCCTTAATTACAATCTCCGACTTTTCTGGCGGGTCTAACTCTCTTGTGGATGAGGCGAGGATGAATACCAAGTTTGCCGTGGCCTCGACTAATTTAATGCAGGTTCAAGATGGGCTTTGGAAAACCCGCTGGGGAACGTCTTACTATGGAGCAACCCATGCCTCGACGATTGATGGAGCGTGTGAGTACGTCAAAGCAGATGGGACTACCGAACTTATAACTATTACCAATGGGAAGGCTTACAAATCAACCAACGGGGGAAGTTTAACAGAGATAACAGGCGCAACCTTTACGGCTGGTGTTCAATGTTACTTTAAGCAAATTGCGGGGTGGGATACTTCTACAAGTTCATACAAAAACTACCTTTATATAACTAACGGGACGGACACTCTCGCAAGGTACAACGGAACGACCCTTGAAACCTACACGGAGATAAATGCTCCGGCAAACTTGACCGCCTCTTTAGTAGCGTCTGGCCTTACGAGCGGAACCTATCCTTACTATGCCCAAGTAACCGCGCTTAATTCAGTCGGAGAAACGATCGGCTCTACAGAAGCCTCAATTACTTGCAATAAATTAAGAGGCGACTGGATTTCTGCGACCGATAAAATTGCTTGGTCTTGGAGCTCGGTGGTGGGGGCAACAAGGTATCAACTTTATTTATCCGATCAAAGTTCTTACGAGACACTTTTAACGGACTCCAGTCAAACTAGTTTTACTGATGACGGAACTACCGATATTAATCCTTACGTGGTCGTGCCAGACGCAAACACTACCGGCGCACCGAAGTTCAAGTCAATGGCCATTTCCAATAACCGAATATGGGCCACCAACAACTCAAGCAGTCTTTATACAGTCTATTGGTCGGGTACGGGAAAAGAGATAAGTAATTTCTCGGATTTCTATGGCGGGGGATATATTGCCCTTGAACGGGGAGGGAGAGAACTTCCGATTGCGGTGGTTCACTATCAAAGCGGGTCGGGTGAAGGGAAGGCGACAGTTCTTTGTAAGACTCCCGACGGACACGGGGCGGTTTGGCAGATAGACATTGGGACTGCTACCGTAGGAGACACCTCGTTTTCAGTTCCTTCGGCTTCTAAGGTGATAGGTTCTTGGGGAACGGAATCTATTTTGGGAGTGGTGGCAACGAGTAATGATGTAGCCTTTCCTAACAGGAAAGGTTGGTTTAGTCTAGGGCCGGAAAAGAACTACTACGGGATTTTAAGAACTAGGGAGCTTTCCTCTAATATCAGACCATATTGGAGAAGTTTAATCGGAAGCAAAATTGGGAGTATTTGTGCCTATTTCTATGATTCAAAGATTTTTATTTCCGTACCTACAAGTTCGTCAGGTAACGACAGAATTGTCGTGTATGACACCGAAAGAGGCAACTGGTCGGTTGACTGGACAATCGGGGCGAAACAGTTCTTGGAATATACCGATACAAGCGGAAACACGCACTTTCTTTATATTCCTTTAAGCGGAACTAAACTTATAGAGCTTTCCGAGAACTATCTTAACGATTTGGGCGTGGCGTTTAGCCAATCGTATATTTCCCCGCTTATTCCTGTATCGGAAAGGAAAACCGATATTCTTAATCTGAAAGAAAGTATTGTTGAACTAGGTAGGCCGAGGGGGTCAATCAACTTTTCAGTATTGGGGGTAAGGAAAGACGATAGTTTTGCGACTTTGGGAACGAAAACAATTACCAATTTCGGTGCGAATACCGGTGTCGGGACTGATTTGGCCGGGGAGTGTTACGGAAGTGAAACCCAAGCCAGCGTAAGAGGAGGTGCGGGAAGTTGGGCGATTTACTTATTGGACTCACCTTCGGTTTATTCCCAATCTACGACCAAAAAGGCGATTAAGAAAAGGGCTAAGATTTACGCTTTGCAGTTCAAAGTTACCACAACTACAGCAGATACCGACTTTACGATTCTTTCTTTACAGTCTAAAGGAACGCTTATTCCAAGAAGGTTGCCGTCAAGTTGGACGACTTAATTGACAAATATGTTAAGAGGTTGTAAAATAAACTGTTTTTGCCAAGACGAGTGCTTGGTTAGACGCCTTTAGTTGGGCGTCTTTTTTTATGAAATAATATGGCCGCAAGCGCAACAGACAAATACAAAAAAGTGGCTCGGAAATGGGTTGGCCAGATTGGTGCCGGCGGGGTAGCTGACGCTGTTGTTACGACAGTTCCTTTAGCTTCTACAACGAACCTTCCTACCGACACGGGGATTGAGTTAGTTATAGACCGAGTTGATTCCAATGGCACGAAAACTCCCACTCTCGAAGAAACGGTGGTTGGAGTGGTTTCGGGGTCTAATCTTACTTCTGTTACGAGAGGAGTCGAGGGTACAGCGCAAGCTCACTCGGCGGGCGCGGTGGTTGAGATGTTGATAACCGCTGACGGATATAACGATATTATTGACGGTATTTTGGTTGACCACGATCAGTCGGGTCAACATAAAAATCTAACTGACGCCAATGGCAACGAGTGGATTAAACAAACAGCGACAGCCTCCGCAGTCAACGAAATAACTCTTGCTAACGCGGCCACAGGAAACAGTCCAACCGTTACGGCAAGCGGTGGAGATACGAATATAGGATTTGACCTTAAAATGAAAGGGACGGGTAAATTCAGGAAACCGACGATAATTGAAATTCCCGTTTTTGCCCCCGGTACGAATACAGCGACGGGAGATGGTAAGGCTCTTTTCAGAGTTCCAGAGGAATTAAACGGAATGAACTTAACCGGAGTGGCGGCCTGCGTCTATACGGCCGGTACAACGGGAACGACTGACATTCAAATCAGAAACGTTACCGACTCGCAGGATATGCTCTCCACGAAAATTACAATAGATAGTACCGAAGTTGACACCAGCACCGCCGCGACTCCGGCTGTAATAAATACTTCTTACGATGACGTAGCTACCGCAGACAGGATAGCGATAGATGTCGATGCCATCAGCACAACTGCCGCTAAAGGACTGATTGTACAACTAAGGTTTGAATTACCGGCATGATATGGAATATAAACTCCGACCACTTTTTAAGAAATTCCAACGGGAGCTAGTAGCTTTTGCAAATACTTCTTATGGTAGGGATTTTATCTCCTGTTTTGGGGGAAAAGCAGAGTATCCGATTGTCAAGATAACTCCCGACAGTTTTCACGAACAACTGGATAAAAAGACTTTCAGGGCAACTTTCTTTCCCCGCTCCCCCTTCGTAGGTAAATTTGCCGAGGTATTGACCATGATGGATATTGCCTCGGACAATTATAAATTTGATCGGGAAAGAAGCCATTTAGTAATTCCTCACTTTATGGGAGAAACCAGACTTTTAGCAGGTAAACTTCCCTTAATCTTTTTAGATTCGGGGACATTTTACCCCGACGCACACCCTGAAAGTACGAGTGTAGATGGATACGCGGGCAGGGTTGGATCAGCAGAATCGTGGGCAACTATCATTGCAGGGGCGGGAACCGTTGCCGTAACTTCTGCCTCCACCCTAGACTATTTTTTCTTATCGGATAATACTTCTGACACTTGGGCGCGGGTGCATAGGCTTATTGTTTTATTTGACACTTCCTCTTTAGGGGATTCTGCCATTGTTTCTAGTGCCACTTGCAGTTTTTACCAAACTACAACCTTTATCAATACTTTCGGGGGGGCATTTTGTCTAGTCCAATCTACCCCAGCTTCGAATACAGATATTGCCAATGCTGACTACGCACAGGTTGGAACGACCCAGCAAGCGTCAGATATAAACATGAGTTCTGTTAGCCAAAGTGCCTATAACGATTTTACCCTTAACGCGACGGGAATTGCCAGTATAAGTTTAACTAGTGTCACTAAATTCGGTTCCCGTTTTTCTTTTGATAGAACTGGAACACCTCCTACTTGGCAGGGGAACTTAAGGAACCAATTGGATTTTAACTCAGGGGATAATGCTTCTAACAAACCAAAACTTGTGGTTACATATACCTACCCCTCTTTGGGGGTAATAATCATATGACCAAAAACAACACCTTAGAATACCGAGTAGCCCAGCTAGAAAAGAACTACGACAGGCTTGACACCAAGCTAAGTGCGATCATGGAAAACCACCTCCCACACCTTGAGCAGAAGATGGAACGGATTACCACCAAGATTAACGTTTTGACCGCAGTCAATATCGGGGCGGTGATTTTAGGGATAGTTGTTAGCAAAATACTATGATGCAAAGACGTCTTTACTGGATTTCATCCGTACTTTTGGCAATTTCCCTGATTGCGCTAGGGGTAGTCACTTTTTGGTTGGTTTATCCTTATAAGGTAATTGAAATCAAAGGTTCGGAGTTCAAAGTAGAGAATAAGGTCGTCAGGCGGGGTGATGTAATTAGGTTCACTTCAGACTATTGTAAGTATATGGATATTGCCTCTACCATAACCCGCATTTTTTCTAATGGAGTGCTTTTTTACACCAATCCGATTACGAGTGGTGCAAAGAAGGGTTGTGGTACTGCTACTATCTCCGTCAAGATTCCAGACGAACTTTCCCCCGGTGAGTATGAAATCCAAAATATCTACCAGTATAAGGTCAATCCTATTCGGGTAATCACCATTAGGCATAATACGGAAAAGTTTGAAATAACGGAGTAAAATACAACTTATGAAGTTGGCTGTAAAAAAAGTTGCACAATAACATAATTTAAAGTATAATACAATCAATGTCGTACTATACGTGTAAGTGGTGTAAAAAAGGTTTTTATAAAATCGGGAACAAGCCTTTTGTATTTTGTTCTAAAAAGTGTTATGGCGAATATAGGATTTCTAAAAGGAAGTTATTGGAATGTTTGACCTGTGGAAAGAAGTTTTTCCCAACGCCTCGGGGGAAAGGAAAAAAGGCCTATTTTTGTTCTAGAATATGTGCCTTTATTCCTCGGCGCGGGTCAGGATATCGCGAGAAAAAAACTTGTTTGAGTTGTAAAAAAGAATTTGTTGTTAGGACAAGATCTGGTTCAAGAAGGAGACAATATTGTTCTCAGGTGTGCTTTTATGAACGGAACAATGGAAAGACTAAAAGTACCAAAAGTTCAAAATATAAAAAAGTCTATGTGGTAGGAAAGGGGAACATATGGGAACATCGCCATATTTTAGAACAAAATCTCGGAAGACCATTAAAAGGTTGGGAGATTGTTCATCATATCAACGGGAATCCAAGCGATAATAGAATAGACAACCTTATGATTGTTACACCAACCGAGCATTTAGTTTATACAAAAATGCAACAAATCATCGAGATATTGAAAAAAGAAAACAAAAAACTAAAATATGAAATTAACAAATATAAATAGTTTTAGTCAAAAAGACCCAGCTTGGGCTTCAGTCAAGTTAGGCACTTCCACGACTTGTACAATTAAGTCTGACGGTTGTTTATTGTGTTGTGCCGCTTCCCTTTGTACCTACTTCGGCAAAGACACCGACCCCCAAAAACTAAATACTGACCTTATACGAGTTAAAGGGTTTCAGAACGGAGCATTGCTTGTCTATGGTGGGATTTCAGACGTGTACCCAGACCTGAAAGTGGATTGGGATAATTATATTGACTGCTCGACTACCCCCGCCCCGCTTGATAAAATAGATGCGATACTTGCGAGCAAAAGGCCAGTAATAGTTAAGGTTGACTATGATTACCATACAGCGAAAGTTGAACAGCATTGGATCACGATTGTCGGCAAGGCTGAAGATGGGGCGTATATCTGCAACGACCCGATTGACGGAACTGAAATCTTCTTTAACGCAAGGTATGGCGATCCTTCAAGATACATTTTTAAGATTGTGGCATACTTTGGCCCGCTCCCAGCTTACAATAGCCCAGAGGACAGAATTAAAGACCTTGAGGATAAAGTTCAATCTCTTAATGAAAGGGTGGCGGAACTCTCTTTGGAAAACAATACCCTTCGGACGGATTTATCAACTCAAGAAAAAGATAACGCGGATTTGGTCGGACAACTTAATCAGGCAAGAAGTGAGAGAGATACGGCGAATTGGGAAAAGAGCCAAGCGCAACTTAAGGCGGATGGAGAGGCAAAAACCATTGAAGATTTGCAAAAAGATGTGGAGGTATGGCAAAACCAAGTAAAGACCCTTAGAAGCGATTTGGTGAGGTGTAGGACGATGTCTGTAGAGGACTTAGATACTTTGTCGCTTTGGAAGATATTAGTTAATCGTGTTTTAAGAAGGGGGTGACGAACATGGCTAAAAAAGAGTTTCCAGAATGGGCGAAAATCCTTTATCGAGGTGTAAGGGCTGGCATTTCTGCCGGCTTGGTAGCAATAATGGCTCTTAAACTAGACTTATCTGATCCCAAAGAGGCGGTTAAATTGGTGGCTATTACTTTCGGCACCGCCTTTATTGTCGCTTTAGGCAAATGGGCGAGAGATTTGTTTGACAAGTGGTTCGGCTGGGACGAAAAGAGTATTTTTGCAAAAGTTTTACCTATTTAATGGGGTTACTTTCGGCTGTTCTGATTATTATTAGCTTAGTTCTTTTAGTGCTTTACCTTTTGCTTTTGTACGAGTTAAAAAAGTATGGCTGAAATAATTTATGACGCTAAAGAATGTTTAATAAACCAGCTTGCCCAACTTCAGAGGTTGAAGGATGAAGGTTTATGCGTAGATAGTGTTTGTGAGGAGATGTGGGGGAAAATTAAAGAGTTAATCGAAAATGACGACAAAGCAAGGTTGGCGGGTTGCCGGAAGAAGTTACGGGAAATTTCGAGAAAGCCAAGTGAGCCTATAATCGGATGTTGGTAGTATGAGCCGTGAAATTATCATTGACTCAATCGGTACAACTAAAAAAGTAGATTCCCCTTTTATCCCTGATACCCCAGAAGAAAACATTATTGAAACACCGACTTCACGAATCCATTTAGGCTGGCGGAGAGTCTTTGATGGAATTGAATCAGTAACCAAACTAATCAGAGAGGCCGATATTTGTCAAGAAGAAGGGGAGTATCGGGTAAAGATAGACCGGCCAGATATTCCTTGGACAGTCGGCTTGGTTTTTTCGGATGCTCATATAGGAACTTATCAGTCAGACCATAAGCTCATTAAGGACTTGGTAGATAAAGTTTTAACTACCCCCAATTCTTACTTAATAGATGACGGGGATACGTTTAACAACGGAGTTTGGGGAGGTTTGGCTTACGAAGATGTCGTTCCCCCCTATATTCAGGCTTTTACAGTTAAAGACTTGGCTAGAGAGTTAGGGAATAAGCTGGCGGCCTGCGTTATTGGGAACCACCCAGAGTGGATGTTTTCTAGTGCAGGGGTTCACCCCGAATTTATGTTTGCCGAGAATATCAAAGCTCCTGTTTTCCCGGGGATGGGGTTACTTCATTTGAAAGCTGGCGACCAAGAGTATAAAGTGGCCATGAGCCACACTTATTGGGGAAAATCCAAGAAAAACATTTTTAATACTTGCGTGAATTTAAGGGACAACGAATTCCCAACCGCAGACATTTTTATTGTCGGGCATGAGCATATTTGGGGATTTATGGAGGAAATAGTTGATGGTAAAAAAGTGCTTTATATCCGGCCGGGAACAGCCAAAACTTACGACAGGTACGCTAGGCTTCACGGAATAGCCAAACGGGGGCAACAGATGGGGGTTGCTTTGATGTGTAGAACAGATAGACATTATTTTGAGGCAAGACCGATAGAGGAGGCTATCGAGTTAATGAATGGAAAAGGAAGAGCTGACTAGAGCTTCGGTAATTGTTTGGTTGTAAATAATACCTCTTGACAAGGATTCTGAAAAGGACAACTATGAAAATAGGTAATCTTGTCGTTTTGCCTATTTTTGGGGAATAGACTCGATTATTTTTTGGGAGGTGGGGTTCTTTAGATGTTTGAGCCTCACCTCCCACCAAAAACCGCTTGACAAATGGTTGCCAAGCGGTAAAATTGGGTTAGTTATGACTAACACTTCTATTATAACACAAGACTGGTACGCTGCGCTAGTTGATGAGTGTAAGGCGATAATCACCGAGGCTATTTTTACTTCAAGGTGGGCGTTGGTTGAGGGGTATTGGAACTTAGGAAAACGAATAAGAGAAGACAAATTAGCCCAAGAACACGCCAAAGGCAACAAGACTTTTGTGCAAGACCTTGCACGGAACTTAAATATTGCCGATAGAACCATTTATTATGCACTTCAGGCTTATGATAAGTACCCTGAGATAGGAAAAATACCGGAGGGTAAGAATATAAGCTGGAATAAACTGATAACAAGGTATTTGCCTCAACCAAGGGTTCAAGAAATCCCTCTACCAGAAGGGAAATATCAAGTAATATATGCTGACCCACCTTGGAAATATGATGTTGATTTAACACAAGGTTCCACAAGAAGCCCAGAGAATAATTACCCTGTTATGGATTTGGAAGAATTAAAACAGTTCGGGAAGAAAGTCCGAGAGATTTCCCATAATGATTGTGTTCTTTTTTTGTGGACCACTGCACCCAAATTTAACTGGGTAAACGATGTTTTAGATGCCTGGGGGTTCGAATATAAAACAAATCTCGTTTGGGACAAGGTAAAACCAGTTATGGGACACTATTCTTCAGTAAGACATGAGATTTTGGTTATTGCGGGAAAGGGGACTTGCGGGCCAACCTGCGATGGTAAGACGATACAAAGTATTGACTCCGTTCAGGTTATTGAAAAAACTAGTAAACACTCCCAGAAGCCTAATGAGTTTAGAGAAATAATTGAAAAACTATTTCCTAATGCCAAAAGGATAGAGCTATTTGCCAGAGAGGTTCATGATGGGTGGGATGTGTGGGGTAATGAAGTATGAACGACTTTGATAAAAACACTAATGCCGTTATGGGTATGTACTATGAATATTTGGGTTATGAAATAATCCAAGAAGCTCCAGCGAGAGTATTTGATGACTGGGATCGTATACTCAAAGTTAAAGGAGAGTTAGTTAAAGTAGAAGAAAAAGCGAGGAGGGGGGAATATGATGATGTTCTTGTAGAGTTAATCGAAGATCTAAAGACTGGTGATCTAGGGTGGATATACCAAACAAAAGCCGATAAGCTGATTTATTCTTTTTTTGATAACAAAGGCAAAAATCCAAATAAGATCTACATGTTCGATATGGAAACAATCAAAAATTATTTGTTTAATAACATAAAGGAACTGATACATAATAGTAATATTTCACCGAAGGGTTATGGGCTAACTTTGAACGTTTTTTTACCACTTAAGTTAGGAAAACTAATTTATATAGCCAAGGGAAACTTAGATAACGTGTGAGGCTATGATTTACAAAAAGTATTGACCTAGCAGGCATGTCCGCCCAATAGACGCAACGGGAAGCGGTGAAACCGAGGCGGAAAGCAAGGGGGCGAGCTACTCAACAGTACGGCAAGCCAACGTTTATATTTGTACGTTAAACCGCTATTACGGTGATACTCAACGAAAAGAGAAACCCGTTTAGTAAAAACAAATATCGGTTAAAAAACAAGTCTAACCCTCCTAGTAGGGTGGGTTCACTATCTAACAACCGGCAATCATATGAACCGAGAAGAAGCTAAAGAGTTTGTTAAAAAAGCTATCCTTACCGGAAATAAAGCCTATATTCAAAAGGTTTTACTTCATTATCGTAAAGCCTTTTTAGAACCAGAAAAAACGCCGGAAAAGCGCGACATTGTCGAAATTGCCCAAGAAATCTTTGAAACTTGAGGCTATTTTGGTACTTGACAAGGTATTCCATGGGTGTTACCATAAGGCATATGAAATTAAATAGCCGTAATCTCCCCCCGATAACCCCAGGAGACCAGCTCCTCAAGGTCTTTATTGATTCCGAAAGCATAGACGAAAAAGGAATTTGCCCCGAATGCGGGTCTCCACTCCAGTACGAAATGGCGCGTAATTGGCAAGAAACGTGGACTTGTCCGGGGTGCGGTGATACGTGGAGCAACTAATATGGATAGACAACTAAAGTTAAATGAGAATGATAAACGCGACGGCAAGCGCGCCGGGTTTTATTGGAAAGAGAATAAGCCTTACGTTTCGGTAACTACGGTCTTAAAGGTATTAGACAAGCCGGCCCTTCGTTGGTGGTTCGGCAAGGAAGTTTATTACGCTATGGCCAAAGACCCGACCCTTTCGGAGAGTGAAGCCATGCACGTACCTAGCGAAACCTCGGAAGCCGCCAAAGCCCGGGGTGCGACAATCCATAGTATTGTCGAAGCCTATCAAAAGGAAGGCGCGGTAATAGACGTGCCAGAACCGTACAAAGGTTACGCACAAGCCTTCTATAATTGGATCAAGGACTACAAAATGACCGTTGTCGAGCATGAGAAAACCTTTTTTGACGAAACCAACAAAATTGCCGGGACTTTGGATTTAATCACTAAGAATAACGGTGATACTTGGGTGATTGACGTTAAAACCGGTAAAGATATTTACGATGAAGCTCACCTTCAGATAAGTGCTTATAAGCGTATGAGCGGGGTTACGCGAGGCGGTGTCTTACTTTTACAAGAAAGCGGTAAGTATAAGTTTGCGGAAAGTGAAGATTACTTTGAAGAATTTTTATGTGCCAAGAAACTTTGGGAATTTCAAAACCGGGAAATAGTTAAAAAGGTAGGATATGGTAATTAAACAACTTAAGTATAAAACTTTTGCATACGACGAGGTAAAGAAAGAGTTTTCTATAATTGATCCGGTGGTGAAAGGAATTAACAACTATCAGAATTTGAACAAGGTGTACGCGTTTGCTTTTGTGAGGTTTGTTTTGAGAATAGCGCAAAAAGGTTTTAAGAAAAGAGGTGGAAAATCATGAAGGCGATTGTGGATTTATCAAACAATATAAGGATTGAGATTGACGATGCTAAAGAAATGGACACCTTGTCTAAGGCGATTGTATTGGGAAACCCCCGGCGCAAGTGTATTTGCGGCAACACCGAGGGGCTTTATTTAACGAGTAACAAAGATAAAGAGGGAAATGTTTATATAAATTACAAGTGTCCAAAGTGCGACGCGAGAAGCAAACTTGGACAATATAAGGTGGGCGGATATTTCTGGAGAAATTTTGAGCGATATGAAACTAAACAAGAGGAACCGACCGATTTGTAAATTGGTTTGTAAACAATGTGGTAATTTTTTTATGGCTAGTGCTCAGGCTAGATATTGTAGCCTTGGTTGTTATAGAAAACATAAGGCAGAATACGACTTGATATATAAAGCTAAAAAGAAAAATAGAATTAGTATGCTTAATAAAGTATGGTATCAAAAAAACAGAAATAAAGTTTTAAACATGAGGCGGCAGTATTATCAAAACCATTATGCCAGCGTTCTCGCCAATTCTCGCAATCAAAAGGCAAAACGTAAGGGTGCGATGGGTAAACATACGCTAGAGGAGTGGCTTTTACTTAAATCTTTTTATAGAAATATGTGTCTTTGTTGTAAAAGGCAAGAGCCGGAAATTCAACTTACCGAAGATCATATTATTCCAATCAAGCGAGGGGGTTCTAATTTAATTGAAAATATCCAACCTCTTTGTTTGAGTTGTAATATGAGAAAGTCAGTAAACACTATCAACTACAGGTACGAGCTTGAAGTTTACAAGACAGTTGTGAAAAAAGAAACCATGGAGGATTACAAAGCATGATAAAGAAAGTAGCTATTAGCCTAGACGAAAGACTATTGAAAGAACTGGACGCTTGGGCGTCTAACTCCTATATGGAGAGGAGTGCTTTTATAAGAATGGCGGTAAATCACTATATTGATTATCTTAAACGAAAGAAAAGATTGGAAAAATATGCTTGAATTTATCCTAGCAATAATGATAACGACGGCAGTTGTCGGTTATGACGTAGCTCATGCCTCGGTGGACGAACCGATTAGCACTCAAGTAGTCGAGGTGCCAACGCCAACTCCCATTCCTACTGATATTGTGGGGTACACACGATTTAAGTTTGGTGAGGACGCTGATAAAGCCTTGAAAGTGTTAAAGTGTGAGAATAGGAATCTTGACCCGGAAGCGGTTAATGACAATCGTAAATGGGGGGGTGTGGGTGTAGATAGAGGATATTGGCAAATAAACAATCATTACCACCCGATAACCGATGAGTGCGCTAAAGACGTTGTTTGCTCAACCGATTACTCTTATAGAATGTACTTAAACGACAATAAAACATTTGTGCGTTGGACTTGTGGGCGTTCATTATGATTAAACCAGCAGGTAGACGACAAAAGGGCGGTAGATTAGAAAGAAAGGTAGCCGAATTGTTGAGACAAAGCGGTCTTGACGTAAAGGCTAAAAGAAGTTTCCAAAGCGGCGCACAATGGGCGTGGAAAAGCGATATTTACACCGACTTGGAATTTGCTTTAGAATGTAAGAATCAGGAAAAAGTTAAGATATGGGATTTCTGGGAACAGGCGGAAAGCCAAAGAAAGCCGTTTAAGGATCCGGTGCTTATGATTACAAGCAACTACCGGCCTATTTTGGCGGTTATGAAGATAGAGGATTGGATCAATCTAGTCAAAAAATCGAGGGAAAAATGAAAAATTATAGAATAAATTGGGAGAAATAGGGGTTCTTTGTAAAATGGGAAAAGCTATGAAAAGAATCTACGCCCGCCAAGGAGACTTACTCTTTCTTAGAACCGATGAATTATCGGAAGGTGAGCCAATGAAAAAGCTGGTGATTGAGAGGGGGGAAATAACTGGCCATGCCCACTTTCTTGTCTGCGAGGCCAGATCAACTATCTATGGTAATAAAGCTAAATTTACTCTTACTGGAAAGGCCAGACTGGTTCACGACGAACACGCTCCGATAACTTTTACTAAAGGAAATTATGTCGTGATTAGAAAATCCGAGTACGACCCGATAGACGAGGAACTAAAAACAATTCAAGATTGATATGGAAAACACTAAAGAAAATCGCCTCGCCTTTTTAAGAAAACAATTTTCCTATCTTACCGGTGGAGTAAATAAAACTAAACTGATTAATGGGGCAAGAGAATTAAATAGTGTTTTGTCAAGAAAAAGAAAGGTGGTGGTAATAACTAAATTTTCGGAGTGGTGGTCAGAGCTGAGGTCGGAGCTGTGGTCAGAGCTGAGGTCGGAGCTGTGGTCAGAGCTGAGGTCGGAGCTGTGGTCAGAGCTGGGATCGGAGCTGAGGTCGGAGCTGTGGTCAGAGCTGAGGTCGGAGCTGAGGTCAGAGTTGGGGTCGGAGCCGGGGTTGGAGCTGTGGTTGGATCTGAGGTCAGAGTTGGGGTCGGAGCCGGGGTTGGAGTGGTATAATATTTTGGAATACTACGAAAATGTCTGGCCTATTTTTATCAGAGAGTTTTACCCACAATTAAAAGTAATCAAAAGAAATAAAAAGAAAATAGACGCCCTAGCCAAAATTTGTGAAGCTGGTAATGCTTATATATGGCTATCTAAAAAGACAATGTATATTTTTCCATTCCCGAAGATTAAAGTGAATGAGCAAAAGAAATTACACTCAACTAAAACCCATGCCTTAAACTTCGCTGATAGAAAGACCTACTGGCTTCATGGGGTTAAATTTGAAAAGGACTTATGGCAAAAGGTGGTTAATCCAAAAGTCAAAATTAAAACTATCCTTTCTTTAGAAAACACCGAGCAAAGAATGGCCGCCTTAAAAGTGGTTGGAGTTGAAAAGTTACTTAAAGAGGCTTATTTATTAAATAAGAGCAAGCGGGGGAACGAGCTTTACTTAATAGAAAATGTCTTTTCTAAACCAACCTATTACCTTAAATTCAAAGATAGCTCAACTGGCAGGGTTTATATAGAGGGAGTTAGGCCCAAAGTTGGGAAAAAGAAAGACGCTGATTTTGCACAGGCTCAGGCGTGGGGCTTGACCAAAAAGAAATATGCCAAATTGAGGATTGAAAGTTAAGTATAAAGAGGAAAAATAATGGTCTATAATAACTCTATGTTAAGCAAAGCAAGCACAACGCCTCTTTGGGGGGTGAGTACAACTACATGGAACACGAGAAATGTCCGTATTACAAAGACGGGGAGTGTCAGTTTGATGTACCCGATGAATACAAAAACACTTATATCAAAAAAGTAGAGGAGTGTCCGGTTGAGGGTGAGGATACTAGACCACCTTGCCCGCAACAAGATATACGAACGAGTAGAAGGGGAAGTTAAATGCCACCTGAAATAATCAAAGACCAACAGGCCGAAGGGGACGGAAAGGAACATGACAATCCCAACCATCCTAGTAAAGAGGCTAACCTTAAAAGAGACTTGGAAAGCCAAGAGGAAATTAAGGAGTGGTTTGAGTTGATTTATCCAACAGACAATTTGCATTTAGGGAGTTAAGGAAATAACTAATCCCTAGAAAGAAAGAGAACTTTAACTGACTAACTATGTCCTACTCTAAAGATATGAATGAATACAAAACAATTTGTGAGTATTGCGGAAGAAGATATGGACACACCAAACAATGCCCCATTTATCTTAGACAATTTATCGGGGGAATCCCGCCCAATGTTTATGCTATGTCAGACGGAACGCCAATAGACGAACTAGAAAGGAAACCAGAGAACTAGTTAACCATGTCCTACTCTATACAAGTTAGGAGGTGAAATAAGATGAAAAAACTCATTGCTATCATATTCCTTAGTTCTTGGATCCCGTTTCTTTGTTCGGTCTACTCTCCGAGTGAGAATGTTGACTGGACGCTGATTACCGGCGTGATGTGGATAGTCTTTGGAAACCTAGAAGCAATTTTGTTGCTAAGGGGGAAATAAGGCTTTGTGATATAATGCGGTGAAATGCCCGAAAATGTCTGGAAAATAGATAGGCTCTACGAATGGGACAAGAACCCCAGAACGATTGACCAAAAAGGATTTGCAAGGTTAAAGAGACAACTTCAAACGAACAGGGATAGATACGGCAAGTTTCTGTTTAAGCCTCTTTTGATAAACAAAGATGGAATAGTAATCGGGGGAAACATGAGGTTAAGGGCATTGAGAGAGCTAGGGGCCGAAGAAGTAGAAGTGTCTGTAATCCCAACCGAAAATGAAAGGGAAATGCTGGATATCGCACTAAAAGATAACGATAACGCCGGCAAGACTGAGAAAGAAGGCTTGTTAAGTTTAATTGAGGAATACCCTGAACTGAAACTAGACGATTATGCGGTTCACCTAGATACCCCAGAAAGTTTGGTTGATTTTATGGATCAATTCAAAGAAATAGAAGAAGACGAAGTACCCGAAGTAGAAGAAGGTGAACCAGATAGTAAACTAGGTAAGGTATATCAGTTAGGAAGGCATAGGTTGATGTGTGGCGATAGTACCAAGACAGGAGATGTAGAGAAGTTAATGGATGGGAAGAAAGCAGATATGGTATTTACTGATCCGCCGTATGGGATGGATTTGGATACAGATTACTCAAAGATTAAAGGCTCGGCCAAATTACGAAAAGAAAATCCCGATTTGCCTATCTTGATAGGCAGAAAGTGGAATAAAGTAGTTGGAGACGACAAACCTTTTAATGCTTCATTTTTAATTGATTTTGCAGAGGAAGTGTTTCTGTGGGGAGCTGATTATTATAACGATACACTTCCTAATTTTGGTAAAGATGGATCGTGGTTTGTGTGGGATAAGCGAAGCGAAGAAACAGACGTAATTATTGGTAATACATTTGAATTGTGTTGGTCAAAAAACAAACACAAACGTCAGATTATTCGTTATAAGTGGGTTGGTGTTTTGGGAATGAGTGGACAAGATAGTAATAAGAGATTGCATCCTACGATGAAACCCATTCAGGTGTGTTCTTTCTTCATTAATAATTATTCAAAACCAGAAATGATTATTTTAGACCTCTTCGGTGGTTCTGGTTCAACCCTTATCGCCTGTGAACAAACCAACCGTATTTGTTATATGATGGAAATAGACCCTCACTATTGTGATGTTATAAGAAAACGCTATGAAAACTTTATCAAAAGTAGGAAGACCTGAAAGTATTACACCTGATACAGAAGTAAAATTAGAAAGCATCTTCAAGATAGGTGGTACTAACGCAGAGGCTTGTGCTTATGCAGGAATAGCCGAAAGGACGTACTATTCTAGGCGGGAGAGGGATGAAAAGTTTGTGCAGAGAATGGATGCCGCCCAACATTATGCCGATATTGTGGCCAAAAATGTGGTTGTTGACAATATAATCAAAGACAAAAATATAGAGAGTGCTAAGTGGTGGTTGGAAAAGAGAGTATTTAAGGACAATACTAATACCGCAATCCAAATAAACTTTAATAAAGTGCTGTCCCATGACCGAGAAGAATATAAATTATAAGCGGTTCCTTGAAGACCGGTTTAGGATTGTCAACAAAGAGGCGGAGGTGGTACCCTTCGTCTTAAACCCAATCCAAAGTAAATACTTATTAGTTGACTATACCGGCAACGACTTGGTTTTGAAAGCGAGGCAACAGGGGTTTTCTTCCCTGATTCTCGGGATTTTTACCGCTGACTTCCTTTTGAAAGATAACCAACGCAACGTCATTGTCGCCGACAACGCTGACAATGCCCAAGAGTTATTAGACAGAGTTAAGTTTTTTCTTAGAAGCTATGAAGAAATCACGGAAGTTAAAGTTCCCTTGAAGTATAATTCCAAATACGAACTCTTTAACGAAGCCACCAACTCACGCTATACGATTGGTACGGCCGAAAATACCGAGTTTGGAAGATCGAAAACGATTACCAATCTCCACCTTTCGGAATGTTTTTTTTACCAACATTTTCAGAAATTGCTAGCAGGTGCGTTGCAGGCTGTAGTTCCCACAGGAAGGATTATTTTTGAAACCACCGCCAATGGCTACAACTATGGCAAGACCTTCTGGGACGAATGTACGCTGGGTGAAAGGCCTTTTAAGCCATTGTTCTATCCGGCAAGTGCTTTCTACAATCAAGAGTTTCTGGAGAGGAAAAGAAAAGAACTAAGAGAATTGTATCAGCAGGAATACCCCGAAAATCCCACCGAGGCATTTCTTGCCAGCGGGGAGCAGTATTTTAATCCCGCATCTTTGAAATGGTACTTAGACAATGTAAAGGAGCAAGTAAGGTATGAGTTCATTTAGACAATACCGGCCAATAGAGAATAATGAGCAGCTTGTGGTGGCGGCTGACACCTCAAGCGGACTTGGGGATTATTGCGCTGTTCAGTTTTTAAGCAAGACTAAGATAGACGTACCCCTCGTGTACCACAGTAAAACCATTGCTACCGATATGACTAACTCTATATACCCTGTTTTAGAGAAAATATACGACAAAACTGGAACTAAGCCCGTGGTTGCCTATGAAAGAAATGCGGGCGGGGTGTTTGAAATGGATAGATTAGCTTCGATGAACCGAATGGCTAAATTCACGGTATTTAAGATGCCGTCGGTGGGGAGAGAGAACCCGCCGGAAGGGGTCAGGTATGGCTGGGATACTAATTCTGCCACCCGCCCCGCCATGCTCTCTCAATTAAAGGAGGCAATAGATAATAAGTTATTAAGAATTTACGACAAACCCACCATAGAAGAAATGTACTCCTTCGTGGTAGTAAGAGGTACGGCAACAATCAAAGCACAAGCGGAGGCGGGAATGCACGACGACTTGGTAATGAGTTTGGCAATTGCATGGCAACTTTATCAAATGGCGGAGTTTGCGGAAGTTGATAATGACGAACTTCCCCCCGATGATGCGGCCGAGATTCAAAGACGTTACCAAACCCATATATGATTTACGAACTGTCCATCCGCCGGCATAATATCCAACCTCACCTAGATATAGAAAAAGAAATCCAACGGAAGCAAGACGGCCTTTTTACTTTTACAATCAGGGTCAACGGTGGTAACATATGTGATATTGCTATAACGGAGGTGGTTGATGTCAGAAGCAAGTACCTCACTCAATCAGTTGTTACAGAAAAACTTGCCGTTTCATGTATTATTAGAAAAGGAAGTTCAGGAAACGCCCTTCGGCCAATTAACATTTAACATGGAGTTGAAAGACGGCTTAGTCAATTTAAGGTCGGTCAACTGCGTCAAAAACAAAAGAGTAAGGTATAAACTTGACAAAGATTTGACTTAGCAGTTATAATAGTGCGTTGCTAAAAAGGCTCTAATGCCTATATACGGCTGGACAAAGTGTCCGGCCTTTTTTTATGTCTGAACTTTCCAACCAAATCTTAGACCGTAAAGAAGCGGCGAGTAATTACCTCTCTACTAAGAGAGATTTGTGGGACAATGTTGAAAAACTCTTTCATGGTCAATTAAACGACCGAATCTCCACTTCAACTAAATCTCAAGTCTTTGACCCCAAACTATCCACCTTAACTCTTGAAAGGAGCTATCGGGTAATGGCCCAACTCCCTACTGGTAAGGTCAGGGGTATCTCGAGGAATGACAAGGGTTCAGAAAAACTGATGAACTTAATTCTGGATAAGTGGGTTTCTCCAAACGCCAACGCCCAATTTGATTTTTTGACCAAACTCCGAATGGTTGACCTTTATTCCAACATTTACGGCAACTTCTTCTCTTTAGTTGATTGGGACGTCAGAAAAAATGGCTATATGGGGCCGGATGTATGGCTCTTAAACATAAGGGATGTTTTCCCTCAAGTCGGGGCGGTGTCGCTAG